CTTTTGCAAAACCAGCGCTATAATCCATATATATTATAACATCATACAATTTCCATCTTCAATATAGATTATATTTTCAAATTCTTTAGATAAAAAATCCGAAAATTTAGTATAACCATATGATTTCTGATCAAAAGTCGCATGTTGTCTAAGGATTTCGTCTTTAATCATACTAATGTTAGTTCTACTTGTAAGTATACATTCATGCACAATTTCCCAGATTACCTCAATATCTAATAAAACAGGTTCTGACGGCAATAGGTCTTCAATCTTGGTATATTTATCACATACAGATGTTAATGTTTGACTAACTTTAGACACACCAATACAATATGCGGCCTTATTTTTCTGTTTTATTTCCATAATAACATGTCTATAATCAGAATCAGAGGTAACCAGATAATAAATATCAATCGTATCGTTAGTGTAAAGTGTTTTCATGATATCAACACTTAACCTTAAATCTACCGAATTTTTTCCACTAATCTTATCACAATGAACACATAACAAACCATTTTGTCGGGCAACTTGGTTCCATTTCTTCAAAGCAACTTCTGTCCAATCCGCATAAATATTATAGATTATGATACGACCATGTTTACGTATTTCTTGGTTGATTACCTGAAAATGATTTTGATTTATGTTTTCGCCGTCAATAAAGACGGCAATAACAGGGTCAGACTGTTGCATGTATATATATATAGCTACCACAATAATAGTTGCCTATATTATACGACAATTTCGAAATGAATATTCCAACACGTTACATACCGAATATATTATCTAGTTCAGATAGACGGAAACAACGAAAAAATATAAAAAAATCTCGAAAATTGTATAAACAAAAGAAATATTATACACGACCCAAAGTAAAAACATTTAAATCACGCAAATCAAATCATTTGAGTCGTGCGCGCAAATTATATAGTATTAAAAATATAAAGCCTTCGAAACAATTATCGACCAAAACAAAATGCACGGAACAAGCATTGGAAAAGATTGTAAATAAGGGACGTGGTGCCTATTATTCAAGTGGGTCACGCCCAAATCAAAGCGCTGAAAGTTGGGGGTTAGCACGTTTAGCAAGTTCTATAACAGGTGGAAATGCATCGATATCCGATTATCATATATTAAAAGAAGGATGTAAACCAACAAGTCGCGCGTTGAAAATGGCTAGGAAAACGTGTAAATTACGTAATAAGACATGTAAATAAATGAAATAGTCGTATATAAAAAGCATTCGCTCACCATTTATTGTTTAGGGTGAAAGAAAATATAAAAACAAGTGCGTTTAATTTCTTATAATATAGCAGAAATGAACGAAGCCAATAATGTGTTAACAATCAAGACTGTGCAGATTCAACCTATTCGTAATATGATTACAGCGATTAAGGATATATTAACTGACGCTACAATCACATATACGGACAATGGGTTGAAAATTATTAACTTCGACAAAACTCATACTATATTGGTGAATGTGATATTACATGCACACAAATTTGAATTATACAATTGTATACCCGACAAGGTGATAGTATGTGCAAATACAATGCATTTGTTCAAAGTGATATCAACCATGTCGAATGATGATACATTGTCTATGTATATAGATAATGATGATTATCATGATGGAATTGTTTCACATCTTGGATTGCAATATGATAACGGTGATATAAAGCAATGTTATAGTCAGAAGTTGCGTTTAATTGAGCCAGATACGGAAGAATTAGTTGTTCCCGATGTGGAATATTCAACCGTCATTAATTTACCAACCTCTGACTTCCAAAAAATAATTCGCGATATGAATGGTATTTCAGATAGAATTGAGATTAAGTCCGTTGGAAGTGATTTGATATTCTCTTGTGAGGGGAATTTCGCAAGTTCACGTATATTCCGTTCTGAGTCGGATGGATATATGGAATTTATTAATAAACCTGATGCATCTGTGATTATACAAGGAGAATTTTCATTAAAAAGTTTGTCTCATTTTATCAAATGCACCCCATTATGTAGTCATTTGGAGATGTATCTTGGTAATGATTTACCTCTCATTGTAAAATACGATGTTGCTTCTCTTGGAGAAATCAAATTGTGTTTGGCTCCTTTACCACCAAGCTAAATATTAAAATAAATTTACATATTTGTTATGGCCAAATATGTAAAATGTTTACGATAGAATATATACATGTAATAATTGGTCAATGATGCGCGCATATGGTACAGTTTCGTATGGACGTCGAGGAAAAATGCGGTCATTTATCCAAAAATACATAGAATTCCATTCATGAGTTGTTTGTAAAAATTCAATAGTATATTCGTAATGTCGATTTCCCAATTTCGAATCCATTTCAATACAACCAATTAAACATGTATCCAAATATGATTGTAATATGGGCGTAAATAAAGTAGGTGACTCTTTACATTCTACATCGATACCATAATAATATACTGTTGAGTCAGAAGGTAATTTTTTATTACAAATAGATTGTATATTTGCATGAGGTATAATTTTTCGTTCATAATTTGATTCTCGTTCGTCCAATAACGTCAAACATTCGGGTGTAATTTTGATAAGAGCTCCATTAACATTATGTCCTTTTTCTTCTGTGCACGCCAATGTCGTCCACGGTTTTGAAATAAGATTATTCTGATTTACTGGTAAATACCATCCACGTCTCATATTTTTAACCCGTACTGCGAAATCAAGGTCGTCTATAGCCATTATAGTAAGAGTATTACGAATCGAATTTATATTTTGTAACGAACCATATCCAAAAATATATATGTTTGATGAGTTCATTGCCTATTATATATTTATAATAGGTAATGATGAATACAGATATAACTTTGCTAAACTTAAAACTCGGGTGCATGCTTTTTAAATAAGCAACCTTGTTTTGACAAGTTTGCAATCGGAGTTAAAATACTTGGGTCTTGTAAAGAATAATCTTTCAACCACACTTTTACAATACAGAAACTTTTTTTAGGTGATATAGTAATTCCATTCAAATATTCACTATTTTCCTTGTCTATACACAAAGATTCGCCACATAGCGCGTAAAAAAGGGTTTTCCATACTTCGTGGACTTGTTTGTTAATTACTTTAAACGAAAAACAACCACCATTGCGATTCCTCACGTCCTCCCACATAGGAGTAATACCACTCCGCATTACAAATAACATACAATGTTTAACAATTTTCTCAGATAAACTTTCGTTTATAGCGATTAATTGTTCAATCGTTTGAATGTCCTTTGCGATACATTTGTAACTAGAAACTTCCCAATTTTTGTCGTGTGGTAAATGGTAATATAGATCCCATTTACCATTCAAAACGCTATTGTTTGGGATACACGAATTATCTAACGACATTCCCTTACAATAATAATATATAAATCTTTAAGCCATTTGTTTCTATTTATGTGTCGAGACACTCCTCATCGTTTTGTGTTTGTTGTTCATCACCTGAACTACCATCTTCAATAGCCTCCTTACATACATCAACAGAATCAATAGACTTGTCTTCATCACCTGAACTACTATCTTCAATAGCATCCTTACATACGTTAATGGAATCGATAGACTTGTCTTCATCACCTGAACTACCATCTTCAATAGCCTCCTTACATACATCAACAGAATCAATAGACTTGTCTTCATCACCTGAACTACCATCTTCAATAGCCTCCTTACATACATCAACAGAATCAATAGACTTGTCTTCATCACCTGAACTACTATCTCCAATAGGCTCCTTACATACGTTAATGGAATCGATAGACTTGTCTTCATCACCTGAACTACTATCTTCAATAGCATCCTTACATACGTTAATGGAATCGATAGACTTGTCTTCATCACTTGAACTACTATCTCCAATAGGCTCCTTACGTTCGTTAACAGAATCGTCCAAACTGATTATTTTGAATTCGTCTACCAAAATTTTCATATAATTATTTTTAGTCATTGTATACATTGTAACATTAGAATCTATAATATCTATTGTATACCGGTCGTCAAATGCAAAAGGTTTTTCTTGATATTCCAAACTCCTTCGAACAAACGCTTTTGAAAAGAGGATATTATTCACACAATACATTTCATTGGGTAGAAATAATAGGTCAATATCTTCGGTCATATCGGGGTGTTTGTATACAATTGATATGGGTACACAATTCGATTTTTCGATAGGGGTCGCAATATCAAGTTTAATGTCGTGTCCCGCGCACTTACGAATACAATATAAATTGTTATGTTTAAGAAATACACATGTATCATTATATTGGTCTGATTCATTTAAGACAGATAAATACGAAGTTTGATACTTACTTACGCATTCTGTTTCAGTCATAGTATCAGATAGATTATCATATATTTCTGAGTAAGAATTGCCTGTATTACTTACTCTACATACATGAATCCAATTATTTATTTTTGGTTCAATCTTCTTATTACTAGTTAAATCCTCAATCCATTCTTTTATAGAAACACATTTGTCTACACCTTGTTTGATATAATCATTTGAATTATATAATAATATTCCTCCTCGTTCAGCATAAACACATATTTTACTGAATGTCCATAACAAGTTCATTCCGATTGCTTTACCTTGTTCACTATTAGCAGCGTCCATAATTGTAATATAAAGATAATTATATAGTTTAACACTCATATTAAAAACAGTTCGAGCCCCATATATAGCATATGGCTCAAAATACTTATCATCATTCGTTTTTTCAGACATTATAAAAATAATATAAATAAATATTTAAGTCGATTACAACGAGATTATATTTTTGTAATTATTGAGATATAATTAGTAATATATATAGAATAAATGTTATCGTTTGTATCAAACCTGTTTTCATTTACGCATCCGAAGAAGGTATGTATGACCTATATGCGACATTTTTGGTTTTCAATGTCTTTGTGTCGTCGTTTTGCGGTTGGTAGTATACAAGCGTTTATTCACGCCGTGTTACCCGATTACTATATTACTTCATCCAGTGATTTAATCGCTGAAATTAAAAACGACATGTCCAAAATTGGTTGTCGTGACGAATTAGATATTATTCCCGAAGAATCGAAAGTATCCTAAGTATGTAAAACATTCAAACATTTTACATATTTATATTGTTGGTTTTAAATATCCAAAGATATTGTATTTTTATCGGAACGTTGCTTTCTACGATTTGTGCGAGTAGGCAATGTTGTATTTTGTCCATCTCTAAGTGATGATGCACTTACCATAGATGTATTTTCATCATTACGATTCTCCCCCAAATTTACTTCTCGCGTTTTTAAACCAGAAAGTAGATTATCTAAGTCAACGCTTTGGGGTCCACGCATTTCTGGTCTTGCTGCAGATTGTGTTTGCTCAGTGGATACATTCTCATATTGGTTATTTACATTCACACCTTCTTCGCGAAACATAGTTCCTCTACCCATAGAAATATCTGGTCGATTGCTAGGTGCGGTTGTATATTGCATTCCTGGCCTACTTGGTGGTGCTTGTGATTGTGTTTCCATAGGAGGAGGGGGGACTCCATGAGAAGTGTTTACTTGTTCATCAGGGTGTAAAACACTGTTTACAAAATCAAACCCTGGGCTCTGTTGACCCATTGTTTGTGCAGTCGCAGTGGAAAACATTTTCATCAACTCGGGACTCTGTTTAATGACGTCATTGAATCCAGGTGTAGCGGTGGAAAGTGCTTTATTTGTTATATTCAAGACAGCACCACTGAAGCCAACACGTAATAATAATGATACTTCTGGCGACATCTTACCACCTTTATACTTATCATGGAGCTCCGCAAAAATGTCTTCGTAACTATCAATATCCTCATTGATTTGCTCGCCCCATCCATCTAGATTTAATCCGAATGGGTCAAATACTGCGTTACCATATTCGAGTGAATTAATCAACGTTGTAAACCACCACCCCTGTAACTTAACACTATCCTTTTTTCGCTTGTCTTCCATCGCAGTTTCATATTCATCTTCGACTTCATCGTAATCAGAGTCTAGATTGAAATTAGAAGTATGTTTAATAAATCCTTTTTCATACCACTCCTCTAATTTTTTAATCATAGCACGTTTTTTACGACGCTTTTCGCGGTCGGTCATACGTGGTGCACTTGTATTGGGAACATCATTCATTTTACCATATCCGTCCCATGTGCTTGTAGAACCGATGCCGTCCATCGTAGCAGAGCCAATCTTAGAATCGGTTTCAAGAGGAGCATTTGTGGGTGTATTACTAGCACCGCCAAATTTAAATATATCAGCAAATCCTCCGCCACTATTTGATGTGGATTCGTTTGATTTATTGGATAATTCGTTTAATTCGCTTTCCAATGCATCTAAATCTTTTACATCAACATTTGTGCTTCGGGACCCGGAACGTTCTTTATCATTCATTAATAATTCTATACCAGGTCCGAAATTTACAGAAGGACCAGAATCGGAAGACCTTACTTGTTCATGGTCGTGTAATTGAAAAGACACAGGCTCGAGTTCACTTAATCCAATATCAATGACTTCCATAAAATCAACTTATGATAAAGACACACTATTTATATTTAAGTTGTCCGCATAAGTAATTAGTTTTCGATGTTTTAAATACCAGATTCCTTGTAAAAATGCATCCGCTAAATCATCCTTTTTGGGTGTATGTAAAATATCTCCCCAGTTTCCTAAATGTTGATTGGAAGATAGAAATTTTTCGCAAAATTCGATACTGTCTTTTTTATGTTGTTTGTAGGTATCTCGTTCAGAAGAAATTACTAAATGTTTTAATTTGTTCGCAGAAGATACAAATTCCACTTGTGGTAAAGATGGTTGCATAATATAATATTGCGCCAACATTCCTTGAATTGTTTTCATCCGTGAAGCGATTGTAGATATTTGATTTTCCATTATTACATGTGTAATGTTATGAACATTGCGTAAATTATCCAAACACGTTTTCATATTTCGACCAATCGTAATTAAATCGACTTCACCTGCTGTCTTTTTCTTTCTAAAGACTATCGGATTTATACCAACAATATCCAGATGTTCCAAGATAGCATCACAATAACCCTTTTTGGTTGAAAATGTAGGCGTATCCTTCCACACTTTGTATGTATTCCCACAATCAATCAACTCGTCTTTCTTCATTTTTTTTATGGTCGCTGGAGAATTCGATTTATTTCTCAATCTCCAGTTGTTCAACTTCATATCTTTTTTCATGTGTGTTTCGCAATAATATTGTCCGTCCTTCACATATTTTGCCTTACTGTTACAATTACTATCTGCGTTTTTCTTGGCGAGTTTGCAAGTGCATTTTTGAGGTAATTCACATTCGTCCATTAAATTTAAAACGCCCCAGTCTTGGACTTTGACTGTGTCGCCATCAACAATAAAAATACAAAAAGCCATATTTTTAATTCCAATATCAAAGCTGATTAATTTCATGCGTAATAATAATAATTGATAAACAACAATTTCTAAATGGGTGTTTATGGAAGAAATAAATCTTACTATTTTGCAAATAACGTTTCTTCAATCGATTTCCATAATACACTAAACATCAGACCTTGCATACCATTCGACAACAACTTTGTTTTTAACCCTCGTCCAAATAAACCATGAATACCCTCTTGTTTTGCAATCTGTTGAATTGTTTCGTAATAACTAATTGTATTTGCATTCGATTGTCTATAAACTTTTACAACACGTATTGAATTGGATAATGTATCGCTAACACATGTTGAGGAAAATCCAATTATAGCATTGCGCCCAATATTTTCTAAAGGTGTTTCTCTTTTTGGTATATATGATTGTAATGCATTATATGTAGCAAACCAAGGATAATGTCCAACATAAGTAGCAGTAGCTGATGCTATACTTCCGTGAAAAAATATAGATGGACCAGATGCGCGATACTTGGACATAATAATTGAAATGCCTGGTTTACCGTGAACTTGTAATGATGTTTTTATAGTATCGATAGGCATCAATGTTATTCTAAATAATGCTGCTACTGCAGATGCACACATACTTTTAATCCATATAGGAGACTTTTCGGTATATTCAAAAGAATCCAATAATGCGATAGTTCCTGTATTAGATGCAGTATCGCCAAATCGTGATAATGGTCCTTGAATCATAGCAGGTCCCACTCCACGATAAAAACGTCGAATTCCACCATCTTTATATAATGTTTTAAATGCAGTTAATGTATTCGTGCCGTAACGATATTGATAATTTACAGTTGTTCGCATCCACATTAACGTCATAATATTTACACTCATAGCTATTGCACCAGATACACCACTTTGAACACTACGTTCAAGTATATTTGAAATCGATGGTTTAACCTCATTATTCTTTTCCATTTTATTCATATAACAATTATGAATATTTAGTTACCCCTTCACATGCTAATTTATCAGCTTCTCGGTTCCCAATTGAATGAATATCCATCAACCTGGTATGTGCTTTTATATGAATGAATTTGATGGTTGACGTTTGTGAATAGACCTCATATAATTCGCGAACTAAATCCTGGTTAGGAATATCGTCTTTCCATTGTTTTTTCGCACATTTTTCACCATATGTAGTGGCGCATCGTATTGAATATTCCGAATCGGTCACAATCGCAACACACTTGCCGTTTCGAACATCATTTTCAACGATTTGTATTGCTTTTATAATCGCAGTCAACTCTGCGGCATTATTTGTTTGTTTACCGGAAAGTCGCATTGATACATTACGTGAATCATTTGGGCTAAAATATATTCCGATGCCGGCAGACGCATGACTTGTACCATTTTTACTGCATGCACCATCTGTATATACATAATAATCTGGTTGAGAGTCATTGTTTATAGATGGTGTTGTATGTTCATCTATAAATTGGTTCGCGTCTTCTAGTGTAGTAAACTTTTTGAAGATAGCATTACTATATCCTTGGACAGATTGTTTACAGTCTGTCCAATTATCAAAAACCCCTTTTGTATTGCCCCTTGCTACTGCGTAATACATTTATTATACTATTAGTCATATTTTCACCATACAATTACACAATCAATTTTTTATACATCTCTCTAAGAGTTTTAATTTTGGAATCTAAATAATTGGAAGTTAAAAATAAGAATGCTGTTAATGAACCAACCTCTTGCAATTCCTTCAGTCGAATATGTTGAAATCCGCCAATTCCGTTAAATGGACTCGGTATATGTTTAATAGTTAAACGAGCAAAATAAGAAACAATAGCGAATATAGATATAATTAGAATCGCAATTAACAGATGTTTGACGAAATTAGAATAAGTATATACTATTTTTGTATTATCCTCTTCTAGATGACCAATGCGCTCTAGCACACCATCTATAATAACATTCAATAGAATTGCGACTATAAATTGAATCGCTACAACATACATAATATCCAATGATTTCACTAAGCGAAACGGTATCATTATATATATTACGTTTATTTTTTAGACATATAGGAGAATAATTGTTCCTGCGTTAATGTCTGAGGTTCATGTCTGTTAGACAATTCTTCGCGGCTTAAATATAACTTTTTCAAATCGCTTTGTTCGGTTTGGATAATACTGGGATCTTTATAACCTGCTCCTGTATTTGAGAGAACATTACCGCTGCCTCTTTCGTTTTGACGAAATCGGTCAAAATATCCACAATCATTACAAGACTCTTTAAAATTGGATTCAGCTATTTCTTTGGAATGTTCGACTAAATATTTTCTGTATTCCCAGTTGGATTTTACACCGCTCTGTTTTATTAAATTATCATTTAATATAGCCTCGGGTTGATGCGACGCGATTAACGAACGACCATCACCCATATTTGCGGGGAATGATGGATATACATTATTTGTCGCATATCCAAGAGTGGAAACGCGTGTTTCACACTGTCCACAAGAATATGCAGATGCTATGGGTTCGGGTTGAGGATATGAGAACATTATATATTATTCAACATATAATGTTTTCAAATAAATATTTTAAATCTATGCGATATCGCGGGATTCAATTAACTTGATTATTTGTGCTTTTTTCATTTTAGATGCATCTTCAATCCATCCCTTTTCTGTTATGTATGACCTTAAATCGCCTAAATTCATTTTTAGAAAATCGGGAACATTTTCTGATATATCCTGTGTTACATCAACCGGAACTTCGTCAGTTACTAATTCTGTATTTGCGGTTTCCTCATTTGCGATTTCATATTCTTCGCTCACCAAGTCAACACTTATATCATCTTCATCGACATCAGACACGATAATTTTTTCGTCATCACTATCTTCGTCATCACTATCTTCGTCATCACTATCATATTCAGACTCGCTATTATCTTCACCCTCCTCAATTTTCCCCCCTTCCATAATCACACTATCGACTGGTACATTGGGTCTAATTACCATATTGTGGGGAAACGGTGTAGATGGGCGGTTATTGTGTACAATGACCGATTTCACGTTAGATAATTCTTGTGCTAGATTGTTAATTATTTCAAACATAGTATCTAATTTACCTTCTGCGACACTTAGACGCTGTTTAAAGTGATATACCAACAATAAAATTAGAACAAAGGATATTCCTAAACTAATAAAGAATGATGTCTCCATAAAACCAAAAGCAGACATTTTATACTATTTGAACATATAAACAACGACAATTAAACGAACATGTGTTTCGTAATATTGTGTATATATATTATATAATTATGGATAATCTTTCTAATGATACAGATGTAAAGGAAATAAGTAATCCTATAGAGAAAAGTAGTCCTTCGAACACTTCTATGAAATTTTCCAAGAATATGATTATTGTTGTTCTCGCGTCTCTTCTATTTTTTTCGTTTTTAGGAGTAAATATTTTTCACAATATTGCGAACATAGTTTATGGATTTATTGCTCGAATATTGAGTGTTCTTGGTTTCTACACAGGTGCAGTAATTAATACAGCTGCGGATGTGGCGGGTGATACAGCAAAGGGCGGTGTTGATATTGCAGAAGGAACTATTCATTCTGTTGGTAATTTGTTGCAAAATGAGGATAATATTAATGGCGACACATCTATACAACAACAATGGAATCTATCCATGTTTAATTTAAATCCTGCTCCCAAGTCGGCACCCAAACCCGATGTTCCCATCCCCCAAGTTGTTCAAACGTCAAAGAAAGATTTAGACGAAGAATTAAATAATGGTTTGAAACAGAATACTAAATTCTCTCCTTCTACGTCTGCGTTGAGTGGTAAAAAATGGTGTCCAGTTGGATATTCTAATGGAAGTGGAAAGTGTATACAAATTGACGAGACGGACAAATGTATGTTTGGTAAAGTATTTGATACAGAGGAACTGTGCGAAGATGAGGTTGATTCGCCGCCATTTACAGGTTATGCTTCCCAAGAAAGGGAGATAAACTGGGGTAGACCTCCTCCGCCACCACCTCCTGGTGCACTAACGCCTCCGTATCAACCACAAATGTTTAATGATTTACCCGGACAATCGTGTATTCGAATGCCCAGTTGTTCAAATTTGAATACATCAACTCTTCCTATTATAAACAAGCCCGTTCATTACGCAAAACCTATGTATCAAAGCCCTTTCACACAGAACAATTCAATGAATACATCACAAACTCCCCCTTATAGACCTGAATCTAATTATTCTAGTCAATCTTTACCAATTAATTCAAATCAAAACACATCTAGTAATTCATCTGGTAATCCGTCAAACAACAATACATCTCCGGGTATAACCCCACCTTCCAATAATACTTCTAACTTTAATAATACTGCTAATTTTAATAATACTGCTAACTTTAATAATAACAACTATACGCCGTTAGCGAATTCACCGGGTTCTGCGTCATTGACTAATTCACCGGGTTCTGCATCATTGAGTAATTCACCGGGTTCTGCATCATTTTCACCCTCAACATCAAATTTAAATTCAGCCAAATTAACCACTTCGATAAATACATTATCAGAAAGCGTTGATGAATTATCTGATGTATTAACCTCTAAACATGGTTCTTCTTATTCTCCATCAGCACCTGTTGCTGCTCCTATTACTCCTGCTGCTACTCCTCCTGCTGCTCCTGTCGTCACTGCAGCTACTGTTGCTGCTGCTCCTGCTGCTCCTGTTGTTACTCCTACTGCTGCTCCTGTTGTTACTCCTGCTGCTCCTGTAGTTACTCCTTCTGCTGCTCCTGTAGTTACTCCTGCTGCTTCTGTTGCTCCAAATATCGTTCCGATTAATATGATGGGTGGTAACAAAGATGCATGTGGAAGAAGTAGCGGAACTCGTGATTACGGCATGCCTTGTGTCGCTGCTCTTGCTACTACCTGATCTACTCCTGTGCCTCAGGCTGAGGTGGAAGCACAGGCCCAGGCTCAAAGATGGAGGCCATTTTAATTTCTAGTTTGAACAATAATCATGTAGTATTTTTTGCCCTTCAGTAATAAGTCGATTACATGCTTTAAATGTGGGGTCTTCGGGATTCATAATTTCTCCAATAACCTCGTATCTTGGTTCCCCACCTATATTAGATGCAAAATGATTGATTTGATAAAAATATTTCGAATAATAAACCTTAGTCATCCAATCATCACAAAACCAGTTTTTTATTTCTTCGGGGAAATAAAATCCAAATATTTCCATATGCTTTCTCGAGACGAATGATTGCGTTTGAATAAATCTCTCACCACCTGGTTGGGAATCTTTCGAACCAAAATGCATACGTCTATAATCAAGTGGACCGGTTAATCCGATGTCTTGATGACGTTTTAATTCTTTAATAGAGTCAGTAACCCAGCCACTAGACCGAAATTCTATATCATCACCTGACTGAAAAAAATAATCACAGCCATCATTGTATGCTTGTTTAAATGCGCGATTCCACATATGTGTAACCCACCCTTTTTCAATACCATTTGCTGATATAAATTGAATGGTAGAATTATTCATAATTGATACATATTTCTCCAATTGTTCTTGGGTATTTGGCTGTGTTAATATTGGGTCATCATCATCAATCACTAAGTAAATCGTATATTTGAATTTATTACAGTATGTAGAAAAAAAAGAAGGGATAAATATGGAAAACAATGTGGTTTCCTCAAGTGTTTTCCATGGACGATTCCTGGTAGTGCTTGGAATTAATACTCCAATATGATTAGACATGTTATTGGTTTATATATATAGATATACATTTATATGGATATTTTTCATATGAATTTATTTTAAAATATTTTGTAATACAAATGATATATAGTAATATATATATTTATAACTATAATGGACAATCTCGACGATAAAATAGTAGACGTATCAGTTGAACTAGATTCAGATAGTGCAGAAATAATAGGAACTACAGAATCAATTACAATATCTACCGGAAAAACTGAAACCTCTGCATCATCGCAGCTAGATGAAATCATGAACAATGGTTTTGTAGCAAATGCGGTGGTTGTGAATAATCTGGAAGAAAAATCGGACGATGACGACGATTTGGATGATGAATATTTCAAACAATTTGAATGGATGGATGATGGTGCACGCAATATATTAGATGATCCCAATGATATTATTGTTGATATGCATTCAGTTCCCCAAGAAGAACGTTTAAATTTGTTTTTAGATTGTTGTAAATTGATAGAAAGTCAAAATTTAGCTATCATGAATGAAACTGAGTATGAAGATGAAGATGAAGAGGATTTAGAATCAGCACCATTATATATGTATTATGTTTCTCTTGAAAATGATAAAATGTTATTGCATGTCGATTTTAAAAAAGAGATTGATGTAGTATTAGCCAATTGCGCAAAATTATACGAGTTTGCTAGAGCAAACCCCCCAATAAAGGTCGTATATACGACTGAAGTAAAAGACTTATATGATGTAGACAAGGACGTAAAACTTTTTATGAACATGTTTGGTGTTGAAAATACACGCGGTGGTTCATATACGGATGTCGAATTACCCGATTTTTTAATGAAAACGATATTACATGAAAAAATGATTACGGATGTTCACTTTTATATAAATAGAAAGATTTAGGGGTTAAGTATTAATAAGGTTCTTATTATATCATAATAAGCTATATTATTCATATTATGATTATTAAATTATTTACCATGGTAAAAGATGAAATAGATATAGTAGAAGATTGGTTAAAATATCATGGAACTCTATTTGGCTATCAAAATTTATATGTTATTGATAATATGAGTGAAGACGGCACATTCGAAAAAATACAAGAGTATCAATCAAAAGGAGTATTTTTAATTCAAAAGGACGATTATAAGTTGAAAGGTGATTATATGAATGAATTAATTAATGACCCAACACGCGGTCAATATGATATTGCCTATCCCATTGATATTGACGAATTTATAGTATATTACGATAAAGAATCCAACAATGTATTACCATTTCGCACAACAAATTATTTCAATACTTTACCGGATTCAGAAACTGTATTTAAAACGAATTATATAAATTCACAAATTACTAATGGTAATAATACTGGTTATACACGCGCAACGATTGAAACTGAATTTGGTTTGTATCAAGATTATCACGATATGGCGAAAAGTTTTTTTAACAAACGCAATTGGACGGGAGAGCTTGACCACGGTAATCATTACAATACGCACGACTATTTTTTAACTGATTTATGTCTGGTTCATTATCACTGTCGCAACTTGGAACAAATGAAAAAGAAGGTGATAAATAATGTGAAAGGATTAGGGTATGATACAACAAATATAGTTCATTTACAAGAAAATACAGAGGGTATTGGTTATCATCATGTAAGACATATGATAGAGATATTAAAAGGCGATTTCACTATTAATACAAATAGTAAAAAGAACGGACAAAATATGGTGTCTTTAAAACCACTCGCTGACTTTATTGGTGGTTTATAGTAGATAATAATTTGATTACAACTTATTATCATAATTAACCGGTAGCTGTTTCTGATATATCAAATGGAATATATTTAATATCATTTGGGTTTACTGTCTTAAACGTCGCATTACCCAATGAATCTACAACCGGATTTCCCTCGGCGTCTACAATTGCTTGATACATAGTCATTAAACTATTAGAAATACTATTATCGGGTGATTCAATATTTGCAATTGCACCGTATTTAACATCAATTAGCGATGTAGCATCTTTGGGATAACTATTTGTGATATCACCTCCATTTATATTACTACGATAAGCTTCACCCGGTGGACGAGGCATATCAAGCGAATATTCAGAATATCCTATATTAATAGTGATTTTACATCTATACACATATTGTGTAACTGTTTGAAGATTAATGGGTGGTATGTAAATAGTTCCCAAATATTGCTCTAAATGTATGGGTCCAACACTAGAATTTTGAACATCTAATGTGAGATTCGCTGCAGATATAATTAAGTCCTTTGATATTAATGGTTGTTCATTATATAATGCATCTACCTCCGCTACCAACGAATCACTATAAAAAATGTCTAATTTCGCCTTTTGAATAAATAATTGTGCATAATTAATAGCAAAAGAAGATACTGTTCGAAAGGTAGCACTGTATGTGATTGAAACGGGAATAGTGAACCCAAACGCGAAAGAATTATTGTTGGGATTAAGAATAACAATATCGGTTATAATAGCACTTTTCCCATTCGCTGCATTAATATTTGCAATAGGATATATATCATATAAACGTTTATAGTTATCATATGGAATCTCATCGTAACTACTTGTATCCAACGGCTTGAAATTATATAGTGGAACATTTGGATTGTTAGATAGCAACATTGGTTTACCAGGTACGTCTGATGACGTGTTTGGTGTTAATTTATATATTGTAGGACATGCGCGCGCTGTATTTGTCGAACTCGCAAGATAAGCCCATTTTCTTTTCCCCGAATAGTTATTGGTCGTATTCTGATGTTTCAGAATCTCCGCTTTTCGGCGCATATCTAACTCTTTGGGGGTGTATATTAAACGTCCACTAGCATCAT